ATTCACATATTCCGCTTGATCACGAACATCAATTTTGCGGCTGGTGTATATCTCGCCGCCGTAAACGGTTTGCAAAATTGCCTTCACCGAATCGCGAATTGCTTTACGTTCATTTGACATATTTACTAATCCGGTAATTAAGTTCGTGAAGGTAGAATTTTTCAAAATTTCCTTTAAAGCGATCGCGTGCCAGCGGTAATTGAACCGACAGCAAAGCCTCATCAATGGGTATTCTTTTTACATCGATCGGGTAACGGCGGTTTGGGTACCGGCGCTCAAAAATAAATACGTTGCCATTGCGGCGGGTACGGTTAATAAACGCGCCGGGCATTTGGCGGCCGCGCACGGTCACGCCTTTTTTGTTAGTACCGCGCCCCATATTTTTTTGAATGGAGGCATCGGTCAACAAGCGCACCGCATTAATGCCGCGCGCGAATGATTTGATGTAGGTAACGTTTCGGTTAAAGGTTGCCTTGTGGTGAATAACACGCGGGCGCAAAAGCTTTACTGGCAAGTTTTCTTTTTGCGCAACCGCTTTAGCAACGGTTCCTGTTAGCGGCTTGGCGACCTTGTTTAATGCAACGGTGACGGCCTTGGGTATTTCTTTTTCAGCAATGGCCTTAAGCTTTTTTTCAAGCCGTTTAATTTGCATTGCCATTGAATCAGCCACGGACGAACACCCGCACCACGTAACCGTCATCTTCCATAAGATCGCTCACCGAATAATTCTTACCCGCAGCTGCAATTGAATCACGCTGTTTAATTTCACCCACTTCCTGTTTCAACAAATTGGCGATGGTTCGCAGCTCAACTGAAAGGCCGTTATCGAGCGGCACTTGTACATTGCGCTCGATCAACACCAATGCAGGGCTGATAACATCGGCGCCTTTTGTGACGACACCAAGCACACCGCCCAGCAGGGTGAGCTGCTGGCGGGCGGCGGCATGTTGTAGCTTGTCGTAATCCACTGCGATTACTTCTTGTCGTCAGCTTTTTCTTTGGCTGCCTTACCGGGCTTTTCGCCTTTTTCGGCTTCTTTAGCGCGACCGTTACCGATCATGTGAGCTGCATCGTCTTCATCGACTTCTACAACATCGCCGACTTCTGCCAGCTCACCTTTTACAAAACAATTTTCTGTGATTTTAACCAATGTATTTTTGGCCATTGCTTTCACCTATTTAGGGCTGATTAAACATTATGAAAAAATAAGGCCTCACAGCGAGGCCTTATTTGTTTTAGCAATCAACTACAAATTATTACGAGGTCAGCGCGTCAGTCATCGCCGCAAAACTTGCGACCTGACGAACGCCAACATCGATAAACTGATTGCCGGTAATGCGCACCTGACCAGTCGTAGCCAAGGTGTACGGATCAACCACCACATCAAAACCACCGAACATGGCGATGATTAAATCTGACCAGTCAGAACCGAACGCCAGCGAAGAACAAACGCCAGTCGCAGTACCCTTGGTACCCGTGCTGCTGAGATTGTTGGTTACTGCCGCGCGGTAACTGTTGACTGGGTAATCGCCTGTATCCCAAATAAATGGCAGGTTAGTCGCCTTTTGGGTTTTCTTGAGAGCGCCGCGTGTTTTGGTATTAATGGCGTAACCAGCACGCAAATCAGGCTCTGCATTGCTGTTGGCGCAAGCCGATTCCAGATCCACCAAATGTGACCAAGAGATTGCAGCGCCATTGGTACCACCAACGACCGCACCAATTCCAGATGTAGCGAATAATCCAGTCGGCTGATTGCTAGCACCAGTGCCGTTAAAGCCAAGGTATTCAATCTGCACCGCAATAGCTTTGGCCAAATCATCCTGCAACATTGAATCAATGTCCGGGTTCGCCTGGATCAATGCTTGTTTTGAGTAATCGATGTACGCACCAATGCGCTTTGGTCCTAGCAACAATTGATTTGTGGTGACACCGGTTGAACCAGCAGTTCCATTCTCAGCCAGCGAGGTAATAACCGAGGTGGTTGCCTTGCGCGGAATTGCGATATTGCTGGTGAGACCGCCCAACATGCGCACACCCAATTTGCTAAACACCATGGCGTTACGCAACACGTCAACAAATTCATTGCCCAGAACGCTGGTTTGAATCAAGTTGCCCGCTTGGTTTGCGGTACCAGCCGCGAAAGCACGCTTGCTGAAGGCCTCGACAGGAACAAAGAAGCCCTCAGGCGATTTACCCATGCGCTTGGCAACAGCCTCAGACGCTGCGCGCTCCAAACCGGCTTGACTCCAATCACCAGTAATAGACGCCATCAATGCACGGCTCAAACTGTAAGCGGTGATTTCTTGCTGATCCATGCCAATACCGGCTTCACGCGCATCCGAATGTTTAGAGGTGATTTTTTCCAAAATCGCATCTTTGAATTGATCCGCCGATTTACCCGTGCGAATAAATTCAAACACCATTTCGCGCGCGCCATGCTGGTGATAAGCCTCAGCCAATTGCATTAAATCGCTGGTGCGCTTTTGCTCAGCTTGTTGGCCGGATTGGCGATTTTGTTCGTTGATTTTTTCTTGATCGTTTTCCATGTTTCTCTCCACAGATTTACTTGAATTGGTTTTTGCAGGTTCGTTTGATTCAGGTTCTGAATCCGGTTTTTCAATTACAGTTTCATGGATTGTTTCTGCGCTGCGACCAACCCCCACGGTGGTATCAGCAGGTACCGCAACCAATGAAATTTCGTATGGCTCCCAATCGACAATACGGTAGGTTTCATGCCCGTTTTTTTCTTCAACCATGAGCATGCGATGAACACGGTAACCAACCGATACATGCATGAGAATTTCATCAAGAACATCTTGAAAGGCGGATTCAGCCGATTCGCTTTTGCCAAAACGAACTACAGCTCGACCAACTCGATCTGCACCGATTCCCGCCGACTCAATAACACCGATATGTTTATCGGTATTGTGACCCCGGAGCAGCGGCCCTTTATCCTGCAACCGACCAAGGCGCACGGATTGAGGGGCGTGATCTAGAATTTCGATACCAAACCAACGCTCAACAGGCTCTTCACTTGAAAAGGCAAGCTCTACCGTGCGCGTTTCTTTATTCACAGCATCGCGCGTTAGCGAAAAGCTTCGGTAAAGCGTTTCAGTCTTGATGGTTTGTTTACTCATACTGACCTCTGTAGGCATAAAAAAACCCGCCGAAGCGGGTTGTTGTGACTCAATATTTTTACGCGGCCTGATTGTTCGGCGGCGCGTCTTCCTCATCAGCTGTAATGACCGGCATTACATTCGCCGTAATGTTTGTTCCGGTTTGTATTCCGTAACCTGCCATTAGGCTTTGCTCTTCTGCCCACTGCGCGGCGGTGTCTGCAAAGTCTTGCCCCTGCTCAGCTTGTACTCTGGTGCGAGTATTTAACAGGTTATTAATCGCGAGCACCGATGCTTGCACATCTTTAAGCGGATCAACCCAAGGCCAGCGGCGGCCTTGCCATTGCGATGCATTAAATTTGTCGAACTTGGACGCGGGCAACGCAGACATATTTGGCATGGTGAGTGCACCCATCAATAAGCTCATGCGCAACCAATCTTCAAAAACAGATTCAATAAAAACGTCGCCAAACCAATCTTGAATTGTCATCCACTGATCGCGCTCAGCTAATGTTCCGGCGCGCAAGCTGCTGTAATTAACCGACTCCAGGTCATTGGCTAAGCTGTTGTAATTCACACCAAGGCCAGCGGCAATTCCGCGCAAGCAGGCTTTGGTAAACGGTGCGTAGTTTGCGTGCGGGTAATCTGGATTAAAACTTACAAAATCGTAACCATCGGGCAATACACCAAATTCACCGGGGCTTGCATCCTGTACAAATTCACCCGCATCGGCAGCTTCTGCGCCTGGCATACCTGCCATTGGATTTTCACTGGTTTTTTTGTAGAAGCCCATTTTGCTGGCGCCAATGCGCGCAGCAATAACCGCGGCCTCATCAAACGCACCGAGGTGATTTAGGCGGGTCATTGCCGACACCGCCCAAGGAACCCCGCGCGTTTGCTCAGGGTCTTCTTGAATAAACAAGTGATCGATATCCTCAGCCAGCACACGCTCATAGCGCTTTCCGCCAGCCGACATATAAATACCGTCACCGGGATTTACGGTTAACAGGTGGTAAGCCACGGGGCGGCCGTAGCTGTTAATTTCAACACCCATGCGAATTGCATTGCCGTTGGTGTGTAGCTGGTTAAGCGAAACATCCAGGCGATCTATTGAAATAATTTGCAAACCAAAACCAAAAGGATTTAAGCGGCGGTCGCGAATTTTACGAACAATGCATTCACCATCGCGAGCGACCGTGCGAATCACCAAGCGCTGCATTGCAGAAAAACTTAGCTTTCCGGAAAGATCACAGTTTTTGCGCTTAGCCCACTTGGCGAAACCCTGCTCTATTGCCCGGTTCGCAAGATCGTCCACTTTACCGCTCGGGTCCTTCACTCGCATCTGCAATGAAAATCCATTGTGGCCAACTACATTGGCAGAGGTCATCGCCAAAAAACTACGCATATAGTCGTTGTTTTTTGCAAGGTCGCGCGAGCGAGCACGCAGAGCATTCAGGTCATTACGCAAATCCGCATCTTGTGAGCGGCCAGTGGTAGACCATGACGATGTTGTTAAGCCCATTTGCGCGCCGTGGTAGCTGCGCTTTTGGGGTGATCCAGCAGCTTCTGCCGGTTTAGCGCCAAAGAACTTACGTATGAATTTCATCATGAGGCTTACAGTCTCGTTAAGATTCTACCGCCCAACCCCTCACCCTTTTTCAGGCGTTCGGCTGCTAATTCAGAATTGACTTGGCGCTGAAAAAATTCCATTTGCTGGATGATTTCATCCGCC